ATCAAGTCATTTATTGAATATACTAAACAGAATTTGCCATTGATAGGTCAGATATTCGGTTCAACATTTAGAGGTATATTCAACTTAATGAAAGCATTTGCGCCTAATACTCATCTTGTATTGCAAGGTTTAGCAGATATGGCTAAACAATTCGAACAATGGAGCGCAACGATTGCAGAGAGTGATGGTTTCAAGAAATTTATTGAATATGTTCAAGAGAACGGACCTAAACTTATCCAATTATTAGGTAATATTATTAACATTATCATTAATGTAGCTACTGCTATGGCTCCTTTTGCAGCCGCGGTATTAGATGTAGCTATTGCTATGACAGATTTTATTGAAAAACTAACTGAGGCGCACCCAGCAATCGGCATAATGCTAGGTTTAATTGCAACATTAGCTGGTATTTTCATGACGTTAGGACCACCAATTTTAGGCGCAATTGACTTTATTGGGACATTTGTAAAAGCAATTACAGGTGCAGGAACGGCAATAGAGGGCTTCTCAGTAATCGGTGGAATTGTAGCTGATGCTATGGAACTTGTAGGCGCTGCGTTAATCGGAATAGAAGGTCCAGCTTTAGCAGTTGTAGGTGTAGTTGCAGCAGTTATTGCAGCACTTGTATGGTTATGGAACACTAACGAAAGCGTCAGAAATGCACTCACAAATGCGTGGGACGTAATTTCTAGCACGATAGGTGGCGCAATTCAGTCTGTGATTGATTGGTTTATGCAGTTATATGACAATATCATGCAAACCATCCAACCTTTAATGCCAATTTTCCAACAATTTGGAGATATGATCAATCAAATTCTAGGCGTTGTAGTTGTACAAGCGATTAATTTCCTTGTGGAAGCCTTTAAGAGTTTGTGGCTTGCGGTATCAGTAATTTTCACTGCAATTGGTGCGATTGTATCATCTGTAATTCAATTAATAGTTGGCTTATTCACAGCTTTCATTCAGTTAATTACTGGCGATTTTACTGGTGCGCTACAGACTTTACAAACTACTTTTTGGAATGTGCTAAATACTATTTGGACTGCGGTACAGTCGATTTTCACACAAATTTCTCAATTTATATTTGAAAGTTTAAATTCTATACTTGGCACAAGTATTTCAAGTTGGTCTCAGATTTTTTCATCTACTTACCAATTTTTAAGTCAAATTTTCTCAAGTGTTGCTCAGTGGTTCGGTCAAGTAGCACAAACAATAGCTTCAAAAATGGCTCAAGCGCTTGGATATATCATTTCAAATGGTAGCCAATGGGTATCTTCCATAGTTAGTACGCTTGCTAGTTTTGTTTCATCTGTTATTAGCGGTTTTGTCAGAGTGGTATCAAGCGTTGCACAATATATGGCTCAAGCGCTAAGTAGAGTGATTTCTGGTGGATCGCAATGGGTATCAGGAATTGTTGGCGCTATGGCTAGATTTCTTTCAAGTGTGATTAGTGGTTTTTCTAATGTTGCCTCGCAAACCCAATCCGGAATGCAACGTGCTTATAGCACAATCGTTGGTTTTGTCGGCCAATTTGCTAGTGCCGGAATGGATTTAATGCGTGGTTTAGTTCAAGGTATCATGAATGGAATGTCATGGGTAGTCAATGCAGCACGAAACGTAGCCAAAAGCGCAGTCAACGCAGCTAAAAGTGCCTTAGGTATTCATTCACCATCAAGAGTGTTTAAAGAAATCGGTGGATATACAATGCAAGGTTTCGGAATTGGTATTGATAAAGAAGGTCGTAGCGTTGTATCTGGTGTGGGTAGCATGGCTAATAGTATTACAGAAGCATTTAACAGCAATTTAGCAGTACCAGACATAACTTCTAATATGAAGAAGGTAAACGCTAATATGAACGCTCAGGTACAACATACACATACTATTCAAACAAACCCTTCACAACGTGTTGTTCGTATTGAAATGGACGTAAACAACGAAGCATTAGCAACGATTGTGAATGGTCAAACTGCAAATGATGATACGGTATTTTCATTCTAAGGAGGTCGTTCAATGGATGTAGAAATTAAGAAAAAAGACGGACAGCGTTATACTTTGAACGACTTCGGTTTCAAAGTGACAAATGTGACCGTTGAAAGTATTGAAAAAGAAACGGATTACGAGAAAAAAGAAAATACAAGTGGTCGTATTCTTTTAAGTAGTCAGTATCGTAAACGAACTATTACAGTTGATTGCTATGTAGTTTCTACTAAGCTAAACGATAATTCACGTTTACGAGATGAGTTTTACTCGCTAACTAATAGTAACGAACCTATTTATATTAGAGAGTTAAGACGGACAGTTCCACTTAATTATCGTTTCGTACAACCTACTGAAGATGACTATCAAGAGATAGATGAATATAACGTTCTTGTATTTAATCACGAGCCGTTTAACGACAATCATTATGTGAATGGTAGACAATATCAAGTTATGTGTTCAGATGTAGTTGTACCCGAAGAAAATGGTCGTAAGATTAATTTCTCAATCAAATTTGAAACGGTAGAACTTCCGTTTGCTGAAAGTATCGGAACATCATTGGAATTAGAGAAAAGACCTGATAGAGAATTATGGTCCAATGATATGCTAATTCCTTTTGATGAAGAAGATGCACGTCGTAGGTATTCATTTACTAATGTATACAACAATTCAGTCTACTATCACGGGAATGTACCTAATGATCAATTCAATTTATTTAAAAAAGTAACAGTTGTATTAGGGAAAAATGTTAAAGCAACGGAAATTTTCAAATTTACGTTAGGTAATAGTGATGTTATGACAATCGAAGGTGCTAATTTAAAAAAAGGCGACAAGATTGTCTATGACGGTGTACAAACATTTAGAAATGGTGTTCCTATTAATGACTTAGCATCAAATGCACAACCAAAGTTTTATCCGGGTTGGAATAATTTTGAATTCAATCAGCAAGTTAAATCAGTAACATTTGACTTGAAATTTTATTACTTGTGAGGTGTAGACATGCCAATATTAGTTACTCCAATACGTGGGCGTAGTATTCCATTGTACGTGTCTACTACCGAAACATCTAAACTTGGTTCTGATATAATACTACAATTTGAAATTGTTGAAGATGAGTTTAATTATCAAATTGTCAGAGGTTTGCAAAAAAGATGGACTATATCAAGAGTACAAGGTCCGAAAGACAAAAGAGAATATGTAGTATTTATTATTGACAGACAGACACATGGTAAGAAACAACGTGTGTCTGTCTCTTGTCGTTATAAACCATTAGATATCATTAAACACACTCGTATTTACGACACAATAGATGGTAGTTTCACTGCTGATAAATTTCTTAAACGGATTTTTGATGGTACTGGATTGAAGTATAAAATAGATGGTTCTCTTGGTTCATCTCAATTTGAAAATGCTGGTGAAGGTGAAAGTTTAGAAGATTTGATCAAGAAGTTTTGTAGTCACTTCGATGTAGAGTTCGATATTGAATTTAATAACAAAAAAGGAACATATACATTTGTATTTACACCATTCTTAAATAAAAATGCTAGTTATCATATAGATGATGAAATCAACGCCAATAATATGAAAGTTGAAGAAGATAGTAGTGAACTTTATACCTATGCAGTTGGATATGGCGATTATGATGAAGAAGAAGGTAGTACAGCAGCTGGCTTTGTTATGAAATTTGAGCATCCTAGCATCAAAGACTATGGTCGTTATGATGCACCACCAATTAAAGATGGTCGTATCAAAGATGAAGAAGTAATGCATCAAAAACTTCAATCATTAATCGAAAGTTCAGTTAAAACATCAATCAGTTTAGACTTCATCGCTTTGAACGAACATTATACCAACGCTGTTCCTAAAGTAGCTGATATCGTTAAGATTAATCATTCTATTTTAGGTATTAATGAGTTCGTTCGTATTGTTGATGTAAAAACGGTAAGAGATAAAGATAATATTATCGTTAAACAAGATGTGACTTTAGGTGATTTCAAACGTGTAGATAGATATAAAAAACGTGTAAGTGAAGCTGCTGCAGCTGTAGGGAAATTAGGTGGTCAAAATAGCTTTGTTCACACATATAAAGTAACGACTGCAAAAACAAATGCAGCTATTAAAACTACACAACGCCAACAAGAAGATAGTGCTACTAAAGATATAAAAGCGACTAAAGAAGATGGCACAGTCGTTAATTTAAGTAGTGCTGATATTGTCATTGATGCTAATGGCAACTTGAAACTAAAGTAGGAGGTTTGAAATGAGAAAAACGATATATACCGACTTAGATGCAATATTTGGCGCTCGTTTTGTTAGAGAAAATGAGCTAAATTTTATTGCTACAAGAGATATGTTAACGAATATCGAAAAGTTATTAGATAAGCATAGTCGAAATGAAACAAAAGCACATACTGCCGAACAAATTAAGTACACACTTCCTACTGGTCCTAGTACCACAGTTGATAAAGAACTTCGTTATCAAAATGAACGTGTTAGAAACTTAGTATTAGGTAATTTAGGGAACGGTCAACAAGAAGTGCGTGACAGTCGTGTGTCTATGGATGGTCAAAGTCACTCATTATTATCAGAACGTTTAAAACACGATTTTTCATATATTGAAGAAGAAACAGATAAGTTGATGAATGTTACTGATGATCCTGCATATTTATTTAATCCACCTTACATGAAAAGTGCTGAGCGCGGTGTAAATGAAACGCCATTAAGTAATGATCCAACTGAAAACTTAAAAGCGTTCTATGACGTGTTTGTCGATAATAAATATTGTTTCAAAAAGTACATTGGTAAAGACCAATCAAACAAATACAACGTATATAGTTATACATTTGAGCCGGAACATTACAGTAAAACAGTATTAGTCACTTGTTGTATTCATGGTAATGAGTATAGTGCGTTTTACGCTATGAGCCGTTTCATGAAATTAGTTGTAAACGAGTGGGAAAAATATCCACAACTCGCTTATTTACGTAAAAATGTGCGTATTGTCATGGTTCCTATCGTAAATCCATGGGGCTTTGCTAATCAAGAACGTGAAAATGTAAATAATGTCGATTTAAACCGTAACTTTGATTACTACTGGGAAAATGGTAGTGGTAAAAGTCCTAGTGGCAAGAACTATAAAGGCTCTAAAGTATTTAGTGAACGTGAAAGTAGAAATATGAAAACACTCGTTGAAAGTTTGGACGAAATTACAGCACATATGGACTGTCACAACATTGTATCTCAAGTTAGTGACTATTGCTTATTCTACCCTAGATTTGCTAATCAACCTAATAACGAAATGACACAACTTTTAATGGAATTATCAAACTACGGCGATTATGTCACTTGGGGTTCAAGTACATTAGCGTCATTCTCAAATTGGGTTGGTATCACGAAAGGTATTACATCATTCTTGCCTGAAGTATATGAAGGTCGTGCTGGTAAACCTAGAGGCGCAGAAGAAATGTGGCGTAGTGTATATT